GGTCTCCGCTTCTTCAGCTCATTAAACGACGATACCAGTGGTGATGGGCCAACTGTTATCATGGATGATCGTGATATCTTCTCGTACGGCTCTTCCCATCGAGATCTTATTCGACCGTCCGGTCGTTCGCTCGCTGCTGGGTTACTCGTAACCTATGGTGAGCAGTATCTCAGACAACTTAACATGAGTGGTCCTGTTCGTGGAGTACTAGCCAATGAAGACCTCATCACTGGGCTGGCACTGCGAGCTGCAGCTGGCTTATTCGGTCCTCAGAAATCTTATACAGCGGAAGACGCGTTGGATATCTACGTGAGAAATCTAGCGCAAGCAGTATACGACTACGATCCCATGTTGATTGCAAATGCGAAAGTCGTTTCTTTCGATCGCAACGCTGTTGATGTATTAGACCCCGTATTTGACGCGCTTGGTTCCAAGAGCTCAGAGGTGGGCTTATCCCCTGCTGCTCTTGTCGCTCTTGGTATCGACCCTGTCGTGTGGGACGGGCTCACATCGCCCTCTATCCTCAACCATAAAGGACTGAAGAAATGGGCGGACGCTGTCTCAGCAATCCGTTCAACTGGTTCTGTGAGCCAGACCTCTCGGTTTTCCTTCCTCGTCTTATCGATGTTAGAGGACATTGCCGCTGAAACCCCCCGTTACGTCATCGGCGATGGATTTCATCTACTGCTACCTTCCCTCGCTTTGCTACCCGGCTCACATGCCTCTGTACACAGTACTATGGCTCTCATTATCCCTCCCCCTTCGGCGAGTGGGCTTCTCACTCGAAGCACCGATCGTCGCAATGCTGAACGCTGGGGGTATGTGCCGCTTGATGGCTCCCGCTCTGATTATGAGCACATTTCCCGTGTTGAGATTGATAGCGTAGACCCAAAACAAGGCACGATCTATCGCGAGCGCACCACTGCGAAGCAGGATCAGACAGGATCTGACGTTAGCGCGACGATCGCAAAACGTTTAGTGGAGGTTGCCTTCTCCCTCATCACTAAAAAGATTAAAGCGTAATACTCTGCCGATGAATCGGATTATTAATAGCCACACTAATTTATAACTACAATTTTTTTAAAATATGAAAAACAATTTTGCCCACGATCGCATTCCAATCGAGCGACCTGGTGAATCAGCTACTTCTCTACTCGAGGATATGGCAGGGTCACTAGCTTCTAGTTTGGGACTCGCTATCACTAAACCTGGTGCGAAGGCCGTCGGCTCGCGTATTGGTGCGAGCGGTTTAAGTAAGAGCTCAGATTCACAACGGGTTTTTAAACCAGTCGCTACTTCCATAGGTGTAGATGCTCCATCCTTTCCTGGACGTGCACCAGGGTGGTCCTCCGCTTTCTCCGACCCCCTTCTCATCGCGGGATTGTACATGATTTATAATCAAGGACCTCGTTATGGTTTCACGGCGGACGAGCTTGTCGCTGCCGCCTTATCAATCGCGAATTGGGAAGGTATGATGACCCGCTCTGCGTATAAGGATGCCG